CCCTGCCCATTGGGTTTGTTTGTCTGGTACGGAGTGAGTTGCACCCTGGAGAATTTACTTCCATCACTTTCAAGGGGGAGGCTGACACCGGAGAGGTCAAAGACTTTAATCGGTGCTTCGCCTTCGTTTCCGGTCCACACTTCCAGTCGAGTCGCGGGCTGGTTGTAAGCGCCGAGCGTAAATTTGTACGAGTACGTGGTCCACGTGTCGGCAACGTACCGCTTACACGTTCCGGGTGCCGTACTGGTCTGATTGCGATACCGGCAGTCAACGTCCGGCATTTGGTGAACGAAGTCACCGTTAGCCAGCGCAATCTCAAGCGGGTATGAGCAAGACTTGTACCACTGCGGGTAGCCTCTCAAGTAGTTATTCACCTGCACCATCTGATACCCGGTGCAGGAACCGCCAGAGGCCGGGTGCAATATCCACTGCTTCCAGCCGTTAGAGCCGGTGTGTGTGGATGGCGTCAGAAAGGCAGAGTCATACCGCTGACGGTATTGCCAGTACAGCGTTTCTCCGGGGCCGAAGTGATCGGACCATGTGCCGCCAGCCAGCGCTTCATCCCACAGTGGTGCAATCCAGTACCCCGCAGAGTTTTCTCCCGCGTTTATGGGTAGCGTGAACCGAAGGGACGACACACCGGAGGACTTCACGCTGGTGTCTCGAACACCCTGAATGTTTCCGTACCCGTCAGGTTGCAAGTTTGTCAGAGTGAAGTCAGCGTCCGTGTCCCAAGTGGTGCATCGCTTAACTCCTGCCGCTGCGCACCTTGTCGCAAAGTCACCCGTCCCGCCCGTACCAGTATTGACAATGACCTGCACGCTGGACTGCGCTGTGTTGCCACTCTGAGACAGCAAGCCCGCACAGGTCAGAGTGAAGGTGGAGGTGGCCGTCGGCGACACTGACTGCGTACCTGACGAGGCTTTCGTCCCGCTCCAGCCCGTGACGGCAGGAACCGCAGACGCCGTGCAGGCACCCACGTTCGAGGTTGACCAGGTTAAAGGGGCCGAGCCACCCGTGTTGATGCTGGGCTGCGTGGTGGTGAGGCTGACAGCTGGCGGAGGATCGGCAGGCGGTGAGCCGCCACAGCCTGGACCTGCGCCACCGGTCAGGCGGTAGGCGTAGACGGGCGTGTCCGCGTAGGACGCGGTGACAAACCCGCACAGCCCCGGCACGTAAGCCCACCGCCCGAACTCCAGTGTGTAGACGCCTACTTGAGTGGGTGAGGCGGAGCCGGCAATGGCGGTCACGTTCGCAAAAACCCAATTGCCAGTGTGCGTGGTCTCCCAGCCAGCCGGTGGGGTCAGGGTGACGACGGTCGTGCCTTGGCCCTTGTAGGCCACGCCCTTGTCAGCAATAGGGTCCCACTCAAAGCCCGAGGCTTCGTCGGGGAAGGTCCCCGTGTACGGCACGTTCAGGTAGCGCACCGGGGTGCCGGTCGAAACATCCCAAACGTGCAGGTCCTGCTGGGTGGTGCGCGTGTCCAGCAGCACCAGTGCCTTCAGGCGCGGCGAGAAGCCCATCGTGCCGTTCAGGCCCGGATTGGCCCCAAGGTAAGAACTGACCACTCCAGTCACCGGATCAATGCTCTGTAACTGGTTGCCTTGCGAGGCCCCGCTACCGCAGGCCACGTACTTGTTACTGCCGTGCCACCAGATTTTGTTATTGGCGGAGTCCCACGTGGTCAGCGAGGACTCACCAGCGCCATTCGCGCAGGCGTCGTTGAAGGTGTTCAGGTGCGCCACAGTCCGCCACGTCGTACCCGTCAAGGCCAGACCGTGGACGTGCCCCGTTCCCCCACCACCGGTCGGGTAGTTCGACGCGGAGCCGACCTTGTAGAACTCGTTTAAGTTTGGCGAGTAGGTGAGGTGATCGTAGGTGTGGCTGGCGCACGGCTTGCCGTCGGAGATCAGGGAGGTCGTAGCGTTGCAGGCCGTCGATGCGGAGCGGGTGAAAGGCATGGCCCACCGGCCTGTTGCCACGTCGAAGGCATAAATTTCGTTGCCGCTGTAATCGGTGTGCCCGCCGCCAAACACCAGCAGCGACCCCAGCGCCCCGTACCCTGAAGCAAACGCACCGCCGCTGAAGGCCAGCACGCCACGCATGGACGAAACGTCTGGCTTTCCAGACACCGAGAACATCGTGCTGCCCGTACCGGACGGGACACTGATCGGAACGAACTTGTTCTCGACCAGATCGCCGGGCGCCGCCCCGAAGGCGAGGAGGGGGAGGAGGAGGAGGGCGTAGATCAGTTTCATACTTGTTCCCAAACAGTGCCGTTGGCGAGGAAGGTCTTGAACTCGCCCGTGTTCGCGAGTGTCGGTGCAGCCGGCCAGAGGGTTCCGGCAGCGGTGGCGATGGTCACCAGCCCAGTCCCAAGTCCGCGATGCTTGACCGTGATGCGCGTCCCCGTCAGCAGCGACGGGTCCGGCAGGGTGATGGTCTGCGTGGTCGAGGTGCGAGCCGCCATGACCGTGATCACGCCCTTCTGTACCGTGTGCGGCGTGCCAGTGGGGGATTCGATGTAGGCGTCACTGCTAACCCGCATCGTCCCGGTTCCCGAGATGTGACGGTTGAACATCCCGTCCGCCCCCGACAGCCCAAAGTACGACCCGAAACAGTCGTTGTTGTCGATGGTGATGGAGCACGTCCGCGACGTGAAGCCGGTCATCGTGAAGCCCGAGCCGCTAAAGCCGATGATGGTGTTGTTCCACGAATTGGCGGCCGTCACCGTGTCGTTGCTGTGCAGGGTGTTGTCACTGACCGTGACGGCAAACGAGTCCTCGGCACGAACGAGGTAGGTGTTGGCAGAGTTCTGACCGTCGCATCCTGGGTTGTGTTCGTAGACGCGGTTGTCGCCGATCCCGACCAGCGCCGAATTGAACACGTAGATGCCATGTGCTGAGGTGTAGGGCTGGTTGTCGTTCGCCCCGGCAGGGTCTTGCCGCTGATAGCCGTTACGCCGCAAGACGTTCCCGGAGATGTCGCAGTTGTTGGCGTACACCGCCCGGATGCCTACGCACGGAGAATGCAGGATGACGTTGCCGGTGATCGAGAGATCGGTGATCGGCGTGCTGGTGTCTTCACCAGTGACCTGAATGCCCGAGCACGTGCCGATATCGTTGTAGCGGGTTTTCTTCGGATTGGCCGATCCGGCCACGTCCAAGTCAGTGCCGTCCCACGTCTCCGTTGGCGACAGGAAGTTGATGACGTTGCGGGCGATGACCACGCCGTTCGCCGGATAGCCTGTTTTCTCCGTAGCGACTGTGATGGCGTCGTGGTCACCGGCCCCCGTGCCTGACAGCACCCCGCACAGGAACCCGCTGACCTGATTGTCAGTAATGTTGACGTTGCGCAGGTAGGAATTGTTCGTGGCAAACGAAGCCACCTCCACCACCACCGCGCTGTACCCGGCCTTGCGGATGATGTTACCGGTGACGTTGATGTCAAGACACGGCTTGGCAGAAGCACGGATCAGAACAGCCGTTCCACCAGTAGCGTTGAACCGGTTCTTTGAAAGCGTCAGGCCGTTGTTGTTGTTGCCAACAAACCCGGCCACGTTCTGCCACGCCGTTTCGGCGCGGTTGACGCCGACATACTCGAAGTTGTTTTCTTCAACCGTCGCGTTCTCGTCATTGAAGAACAACATGCCTTGGTCGGTGTCAGCAGCGCGGTTGCGGCTGAACACGACGTTTTTAGCGGCCACCATCGTCCACGAGGCCCCGCCGTTCTGCACGCAATCCTGAACGGAGATGTTGCTACCGACAACGGCGCCGTCGATCACGCCGGTATTGCCAATCTGCAAAGGACCGATCTTCACGTCAGCAATTGAGAACGACAGGCCGCGCATGGTAAAATTCGAGACCACGCCGCTCTCTTTGTAGAACAGGCCGTTCTGGTAATAGCCGCCACTCAAGGCCGCATTGCGATAGGTGTTGCCGGAGGCGCCGACGACGATGGTCGCCCCGTAACCGCTCACCGTCATGTCATCGAACAGTTCGACAAGGCTGGAATTCGTCACCAGATACTCACCGGGGTCGAACAAGATCGTGGCCGGCGTGGCACTGGCGAACGCCGCCGTCCGGCAGGCTTGAATGGCCGCCGTTGAGTCTGTGTTCCCGGTCTTGTCAGCCCCGAAATCCTTGACTCGATACAAGCCCAAGGCCCGCGACACCCCCTGATACCCGTTCTCCAGCCGCCAGATGTTGGCGTGGGACTCGGCATAAATCGTCCACTGCCCCGCCACGAAGCAGAAGCCCTGAACAACCCCGAAGTCCAGAATCTCAAGGTAACCGCCTGGATCACCCCCCAGAAAGCTCTCCGCCCCGTAGGGTTTGAACCTGAACACGTTATCCGTCAGCCGTGCCCCGTCGAAGAACGCCCCCACCGTGGCTTGAGGCAGGGTCAGGGTGACCGATCCTGGCGCTTGATAGTTGGTCAGGACCGGGATCAGGTCAGCGGCGAACAGGGTCGCGTCTGTCAGATACGCCCGCTGCGTGGTCGAGTTGTTGATGGCCTGAATCAGGACATCAATCGAGGTCTTGGCGGTCTTGCCAGAGTTTGCTGCCGAGCCGATGCCGATGTAGTCGTTGACGGTATCAACTTGGGCGTTGGAGGTGTACTCCAGCGCCACATCCTTGATCAGCGTCGGGATGACGGGGTTGTTTGCCACGGCAGCTCCTAGAACAGCACCCAGACGCCGGTTGCGGTCGTGCCATTGCCGGTCGAGTAAATCTTGGTGACCTGCATGACCTCCTTCTCACCGGCTGCAAACGGCCACAGCACGCCCGTCCTGCCGTTGGAGAAGTCCACCTTCAAATCACCCGCACCGATGCATTTAATCATCCGTGTTGGCGAGTCAAAGGTCGTGTCTGCGGCAAGGCTGACGTTGTAGCCGTTCGTGCCGCCGCGCAGTTCGTTACTGATGGTGCCCATGGTTAATCCTCTGCTTCGTGGTTACGAATTGGCGCTACGGCCAATCTCAACAAACTTGATGCCTGACGTTGACATACGCATCTACAGCGCCAAATCAACGTACGTGCCGGTGTCGTTAGTGTAGAACCGCATTTCAGCACCAATAAACGCAGTAGTGTACCGACGCTGACTATTTGCCGAGCCAGCGTCATCGGCAAGCGAATTTTCCAACGCTTCACCGTTCCACGTCCGATCTAAAAACTCCACCCCTTGGTTATTGCGAAAGTTGTTCCAGACGCTAAACACCGCCACATCTGCCGTCTTGATGTTCTTGATGTAGTTAAAGCGATTCTGCGAACACCCCCAAGGCGTCTCAAACGTTCCAGCAGCGCCCGCCCCTGTTGTAGTTGCGAACAGGTAGGTGGCTCCGTGGATGTAGTTATGCTCGAACTTTATCTGACGCAGTTGCGCAGCACCAAGACCGACATTCGCCTGAATAACGGCCCTTGTGTTGACCGTCGTTGCTCCAGTGAAACCGGCCGACACGAACGGTTTGGCAAAGAAGAAATTCCCCTGCACCAACGCGCCTACCAAGTTAGGGCCAACGACGTAAACGCCGACGTTGTAATTGCGCACTTGGTTGCCGCGAACGATTGGCCCTTGAATCTGCCCCTCTGGGTAATTAGCATCGGCGGCATTGTCGGTTCTAATGCGCACAAACGACTGACGATTAGTGTCAGTTGCCGCAGTCGTCGGAAACTCCGTTGGGTTGTTGGCTATCACGATGCCGCTCATGGGGTGATGCGTCATGTAATCAGCTCTGGCGGCCACATAAGCGCTCAATCCCTCAGCATTGATATCGAAGGCGCCGCCTTCTGAATCCGCTGTTGAGCTGAGAGTCGTTGGGTTGCCGGTCACCGTGACGCTATAGGCTGGAGCAGACACAGTGACGGCGGTTGGATATCCGATGATTGTGTTGCGCGTAACTGAGCACAGCCGCGACCGGACTTTTACCGCCGAGTCAGCGACAAACGAAGGCGAGTCACACAGGAACGTGTTGCCGTCAACCTCAACGTCAACACCTGCTGGGTAAGCCGGTATCTCGCTGGAGTTGTAGCAATAGTTGTTATTGAATTTCCAGCCGCGCCCAGAACGCTTTACCGGACCAAGCGACCAGCCAGCAACCGTCGGCGTGTACGTATTGGCCTCAAAGGTCAACGGCCCGTCATACGACGTTTCGCCGCTAAAACAAGAATCGCAATATTCAAAGCGATTGCCGCTGTCGATTGCAATGCCATCCACTCCGTCGCAATTAATGGCATGAATAAGCGCCCGTCCGCTGGTCGCGTGCGCAGTGGCTAGAAACTTGCAGTTAGTTATCTTCGCGTCGTAGTTCTTGGTTGTGTTGTAACTCACAGAATGTACATAGTCGTAAGTCACTGGCTTTTGATACGTGATGGCTGCTGAATCAATCTTGGTAAACGTGCAGCCTTCAACTGTCGTGTGCGCGCTGTTCTTAAACACTATCGCATCGCGAAAGTCTGTCAGTGCATTGCCTGGCGTTGCGTGTCTGGTATCGTTCCCTTCAAACACAAACCCCTCAATAGTGACGTGCTCGGTTGCCGCAGCAGCGTTGTTGTCCGGCGTGCCAACCAGAACCAACGGGTACGCTAACGAGTATGTCGATATGTCGGCGTTATATCGAAGCAGCTTTGCGCCATTTCCGCGCAACGTAACTTTTGATCCGGTTACTTTTATCCCCCATTTGTCATTAGCACCAGCGGAACGCCGGATGTAGCAATTCCATCGTGCTGGAAAATCAATGACGCCACCGGTACTTCCAAGTACCGACAGCGCGGTATGCGCGGCATCCGTAACGTCAGTGCCATTGACTGCCCCGTAGCGTCGAATGTCCAAAGCCTGATACGCATAACTAACCGGCGTCACTCCAGCCGCAATCTCCGCCGCCGTCCGTGGGAACAACACCGCGCCAAGCTGATCTATCGTGAGGACCTCTGAATACTCAAACTCGGTCCATTGCTCCACCCCCGCCGAGTTCTTCAGCGTCACGTCGTAGCTCACCGAGCTATCCAGCCAAATCGCCGGGAACAGCCCGCCCGTGTCTGCCACCACCGGATCAGCATGGGGCGTGGTTAAGGCCGAGTCGTAGTACACCGGTGAAGGAGTCGAGGTTCCAGAGACGACGAAGTACAGCTTCGCCCCGCTCAGGACGGTTCCCGACGGGGTAAACTCACGACTGCGCGGGGTGGTGAATAGGGTCGATGACATTGACTGTATCCAATAAAAAAAGACGTTGAATCGCGGTCTGAAGTTTCAGCAGCCATTGGTATGGCCGGACTGTCACTGATTTACTCGACGTGGTTCCAACACCATCCCTGGGTGTTTGCCTTGATCTGCGGGTTAATCTGCTGCATGGCTATCGCTGCTGATCGGCAGTCGCGCCGCCAACCGCCGCCCCAGTAAGCGGGGCGATCTGCCTCGCTGGCAACCCACGAACCGCAGCCGTGGCTTGCGCGGTACTTCGCGCCCCTGCTGCAGCCTGTATCCCGGCCCCAGCCAGCGCCCCCGTAGGCCCGCCAGAGACGAATCCAAACACCTGCCCTAACTGCTGAATGCCCTTCATCAGAGCGTTGGTTGAATTTGACGTGTTTACCACGCCATCTTGCGGGATGCGTGCGCGAGCGAGTTGCACAAACTCACCAATCGCCCGGCGCTCCTGCGAGGAGAAGATTGTTGCGAGATTCTCTCGATACCCCCCATTGAAGTAGGTCTCATAACGAGAGACCACGAGGCGAGGACTGATCCCCTCGTTCTTCAGGGCGGGGCGGAAGATCGACTCCATGACGCCCTGCTTCATCGCTTGATGGGCCGGACTCCCCGCCCCGTTCACGTCGATGATCCTCCGGGCCAGTGCGCGGTTGTTCAGTACGCCGCGAATGGCCGTCTCGCCGGTAGCAGCATCGCTCCGCAGCCAGTTCACAACCTCAGTCTGAGCGCCCTTCTCAAGCCTCCCGGCGTCCCGCGCTGGCTCACCGAAAACCTGCTGGTATCGCCTGAACAGGTCACGTCCGGTCCGCCAAGCCTGCACGGCATCGGTCGGGCCAACAACCTGCCCGTCATCAAGTGCCCTGTTCACCATGTCATCAAACTCGGTGCGGAGGACGCTCAGTCCGATCCTGTCCGTGGCATCGGCCTCACGAGACAGGCTGTTGATGAGTTTGCGGGTTTTCTCAAGATCCTGAAGCGGGATCTTGCGCGGGGCCTTACTCCCCATGCCCTCAAACCACGCCGCATTCCCCCGCAGCCGCTCCAGCATCTTTGCCGTGCGAGGCATCAGGTCGGCGTCATAGCCCACCTCTGAGTTCTGGAGGTTGTCGTCAATTTCAGCGAGGAACCCTTTAAACGCCCGCGAGTCCATCGCTGCGTCAGCGTCTCTGGCTTGGGCGTAAGCATCGCGGTATGCAGCCCTTGCCGCGTCCGCCCGCGCCCGCGTGGCCTGCATGACTGTCTGACCAGAGGTAGCCGCGTCAGCCCCGGCGGCTGGTCCGGCCACTTCCCGCTGCAACAGCCCCATGCCGGTGTTGCCGTTCGCCCCGAGCATGGCTTCGTCGGCCTGGTCACGAGCGCCCCGGATGATCGTCCCGGCCCTGGACGAAACGTCCATCTTCGCCAGGTTCTCCTCCAGAGACTGTTGGGCGTAGTCATCCGTGAGCTGCCCGCGAGTCAGGGGGACGCCGAAACGGTTGGACAGGGCCGTATTACGAACCGCCGCGGGAATCTGTTCGTCCGGCAGGGCGGCACTCGTGGCCGTCCGCGCTGCCGCTTCCAGTTGCGCTGCAAGCTGCCGGGTCATCTGGCCCGGATCTAAGCCGTACTGCTGGGCAATCGCTGCGCCTTGGGCCGTGAGCGTGCCGTTTGGGGCCACTGCCTGCGGCTGAGTGCGAAGTGCATCCCAAACCTTACGCCCCTGCGCCGATACCCACGACAGGCCAGCACTGATCGGCTTGGACAGGGCCTGACCGCCCGCACTGAACGCCCCAGTTACGGCGGCTTTCACCGGGTCGATGCCCTGTTCAGAGCCTTGCGCCATTGCTGCTGCGTCCTCCGCCACCGACGTGGCACCGCCAGCCAACCCCGCTCGGCCTATCTGCGTCGCTAAATTTGCCCCACCGGCACCGAATTTAGCCGCCGGGAGGTACTTCACCACCGAGCTGGCAAAGTCCACCATGTCGGCAGGGTCAAAACCGGGTTTGTTGAGATACCCGGTCTGCCCCTGATAAGTGGCGATGATGTTTCCCTCGGGATCTTTCTCAAACGTCGCTCCGGGGAGGGTTTTGGCGATAATGTCGGCCCGTGATTGGTCGTCTGTGGTCGTGAAATAAGCCAAACCGAGCCGCAACCCCTGCCCAACAGTCACCGGAGGGTCAAAATTACCGACCTTGCTGTAATCGGGCGGTGGCGCGTCGAACGGATCGACCACTTCGGCCCGATCAAACGGATCAGTTGGCATAATCACTACGCCACTGCTGAAGAATGGCCTGATCGCTGAGATTCGGGTTGTTCACCCGCATCTGCTCCTTGTACTGGGGCCAGAACACGAGTCGGCCTGACTTCTTGTTGAGTCCGGTCAATGGGGTTTCCCGCACATAGGTCCGCAGCTGACGTTGGAAGCCCTTGAGACTGCCGTTCGCCTCACGGTACCGATCGGCAAAGTCGGCCATTTCTACTTTCCGATCCGCCAAGGCCAGGTTGTAGTCAAGGATCAGCGCATTCGCCTCCCCGACATTCTTCGTACTGGCCAAGCCCTGCTCGATCCGTTTGGCATCGTTCTCCGTCTGCGGGCCTTTCTGAGCCTGCATCTTGCGGAGCACCAAACCGTTTACCGCTGCTTTGTAGCCCTGAAGATTGGCCGCGTTCTTTAGCGTCCCCTCGGAAACTGGGATACCGAGATCCGTTGCCAGCGTGGTCAAAGCCGCCCTGCCGTCCTGTGTCGGGCCGGTGATCGCCGGATTCCTTCTCAGGTTAAGGATTTGATCGCGTTCGTCCAGTGCGTTCTGTGCGTCGTTCTGCAGAACTTGATACGCCTCACCCTCAAGTTTGTCGGCGTTGTCCTCGCCGGGCATGTTCACCTGCACGGTGGTCTTTCCAGACGCAGATTTTCGGGCTAAAAATTCAGCGTACTCTGGGTTTCCTGCCGCCAGTTGAAACTCCCGAGCAGAACTTGGTAGCGCCTGAGGATCAGGCGGCGCCATCGCCAAATCCGCGTGCTCCTTGAACTGGTCAACGGCCCGCTTCAATCCAGCCGGATCGTCCGGCACGGCATTCAGGCCGGGAAAGAACCCCTTCGCCTTCACCTCAGGCCAGTAGTACCTCGCTGCCGCCATGCCTGCCGCGTCGCCCTTGGCAAACGCCGCTTGCACCGTCCCCAGCACCTGACTCAGGTATTGCGCCTTCGACTGCCGGGCCGCCGTGTCTCGCAGCTCCTGATCCGAGCCTTGCGCCGCAATCGCCCCGCGCTGCTGGGTCAGCGAGTTCTGGCCCTGCTCGTACTGTTGAGCAGCCATCGGGTCGATACCCTGCAACGTGGCCTGATCCGCTCCCGTGGACAGGGCGTTCCTGAACTCACCCTGCCGGCGAATGTCGTCAAGCTGCGCGTGAGCCAGAAGGTTGTTGTTCTTCAGGCTGTCCATCTGCGCCGAACGAGCTAGGACGTTGCCATAGTCAGGCGGCTGCACCTGCTGCAGAAAGTTGCTGTAATCGACGGGCATGGCTATCCTCCGGCCTTCTGCTGCTGTTTCCAGAGCAGATAGTTGTTGATGCCGCCTTGAATCGCCTGCGTGGCCCCACCAACCCCCGCCAGAATCCCCGACGCCCGATCAGATCCCTGCTGCGCGAGCAGGTTGGAGACGTTAGCGCCGGTTGCTGAGGCGGCTCCCGAGGCGGTATTGGTCGCAGAATTCCCGAAGCCCGCCAAGGTGTTCAACTGACCAAAGATGCGGTCCGAGGCAAAGGCTGAGGTTCGATCCGCCAAGGCTCTTAGGGCATTACCACTCAATGCCCCACCACGCGCCGCAAACGAGTTACCGATGTTACGGTTCTGCTCGTTGAGCATGAACTGCGTGCCAGGAAGGTTTCTAAATTGCTCAGAAAGCTGAGCAGCGCCGATGGGAGCCAAGTGCGGCCCCTTTGGAACGGTGATCGCACCGGATTTCACCAGCGCATCAAACTGCGCCCTAGATGCCGCCTCGCTGCCGTTCGGCTTCCCAAGGTATTTCTTGGCAGCCAGCCCGCCCAACAAACCACCGGCGCCAATAAATAGCGCCTTACCAATGCCGCCACCGTGCTTACCGCCAGGTTGTGGGTTATCAACAGCCCATTTCGCATAAGCGGCTTCGTAGGCATCATTCTGGTTGCCGGTATCCATGCCTGAATAGCCAGGCACAAACGCCGAGGCCAGCGTGTTTAGCGCCTGATTACCAACATCCCGTTGTGGTGCGGTCAGCCCAAGAATGGTGTCGAACTGGCGGCGCTGCTCGGCAATGGCGGCTGCATCGCCTTTTCCTGCGGCATCTGCCGCTTTGTTCGCGCCGATGATGCTACCGGCGGCCCCGATCCCCGCCCCGATCAATGGAACTGCTGCCGGCATTAGTGAAAATTCCCCGTGTGCATTGAACCCGACAACCCAGCCCCGTAAAAACGCGCCCACCGGTTGTAGTACACCGCCGCCTTGGAGGTCTGATGTGGAAGGGCCATCAGCATCGCGTCATGGCGGGATGCAACGTCCGAACCGGACACTGCCAACTCGGGGGCGCTTAAAATCCAGTCCTCAAAGGTGTAGCGCAAATAGTCAATCGGGTAATCGCTGCCTTCGTGCCGCCAGTTGCCACCCGAATACATAACCTTGAACCCAACGCGCTTTGCCAACGCCAACGCCGCCCTGTTGAAGCGCGGGACCTTGGTCAGCAGTTCCACACAATCGGTTTCCGTGAATGCCCAAAAGCAAGCGGCCGTGGCTGAGGGTCGCGCCTCAGACGCAAACAGCGTGTGCACCTCGTACGTGCCTGGCTCGTGTCGATCAACCAAGAACACCCCATCGCCGTCCGTCAAGGCCACACTCCCAGGCTTCTGCAGCCAGCCAGCCGCCGACGCCCACGCTTGCCCGTCCTCCGCAATCTGCGGCCAGAAGCGCCGTGTAAGGCCGTCGATAAACTCCACCGATGTGCAGGGCTCGATCATGCTGCTGGGATGTCATCCTCGTAGCCGTTGGCCGTAAAGCTCACGTTCCCACCCAGCGAACGAACCCGAATCAAGTCCGTGCCCTCTAGGTAGAAGTCCTCCTGATACGGCACGTTCTTCACGACGGTGGCGTCATAGACCGTGTACTGACTGGTGGCATCGGCAGCAGCCGCCAGTGCCAGAGAAATACGGATGTCATCCGTCGCCACCTGACAGCACGCTTTCACCGATACCTTGGCGCGCCGGCCAGCGCCTGGCGTGTAGAGCGAGGTCAACACCGTGGCCGCCGGTTTCTGCTGCGCAATGGCCTGCTTTGGGACGGCCATCAATACTCCTGGAAAGTCAGTTCTTTGAGGCGGGCGGTGTTGGCATCAGCCGCGTTCTGGGCTGTGGCTGCCGCCGTCAGGGCACTGTCAGCTCGAGACAACCCCAACCGACTCAGCCACGCATTACTGCTCGACTCCTGAAATCGCCACTCCACCGAGTTGGTACTACCAGCCATCGCCGCCGCTTCAATGCGCGTTAGGATCGCGGTCCGTAGCAGGTCAAAGACCGGCCGCAGCTCGGCAAACTTCTCCGGAATCCGGAGCGGTAAGCTAGATATAGCCACCAACCGCCTCCACTACCGCATCTTCCAGAACCACCGGCACCGGATCACTGACCCACTGCCGATAGATTCGATCCCTACTCGATCCCAAACCGTGCCAGACCTGGCGATATTTGTACTGCCCGATCTTCCCCAGTGAGCGACTGGGCAGGTTGACCCACGTTTTCCCACCGTCATCCGAGAAGTCCAGACCAATCGTGGGGTCCGACCCTTGCCCGGTCACCAACCCCTCCCCGGGCTTGACTGCGGATTCAAAGCGCCCGTGCGAGGCCATGACCCGCTCGGCATAGACCGCCGGATAGCACCATTCCTTGCGCACCTCTGCGCCCCATTCGGCGTACACCGTAGTGGACAATTCGCCCATCCTCCCGGCGTCATCAAACACCCACGTTTTCCCCCACGCCTCAACCGCCCCGCGCACCTGCCAATCAGCCTGCCCCAGCGTCTCCCGCTCGCACCACTCCAGCGTGCTGAAGTCGTACACCAACGTGGCCTGTCCGGGGATGGTCAGGACGTAACACAAGTGCCCCTCCAGCGTGTAGGTGAAGGCAAACGCGGCACTGAGGTCGCCGTAGCTCGCCAACGCACACTCGACACCGTGCTGGCTGATGCGGGCCGGGGTTCTGTCCCGCAACGCCCTTACCGTCCCATCCGACGCCAGCCAGACCACGGAATTGTCCAGTGCTGCCAGCGTCGCCCCAGCAACGCACCCCAACTCAACCACCCCGTCCGGTATCCGTTCAAACGTGAAACCGGTCGTGCCGGCGTTCCAATACAACTCGACCGTTCTAGTCCCGGCCAGCACGATCTGGTTGTGATCGGCAATCAGCCCCACCAGCTTGTCCGGTCGGGATTCCGCCACGGCAAAGTCCAGGGCATCGAAATCGGTAGTGGAGTTCAGTTCAGATATCGCAAAGGTGTCAGAGTCTGGCCGCAGAAAGATCAGGAAATTGTCCAGAAAGTCGATGTCCGTGCCGGGCACGAAGTCCGGATCGGTGATCTGGGAAACCGTGGCTCCGTCCGTGTAGTACCCATTGGCCATCACGACGGCCAGCCGATTGGCCACCATCGGCATCCGCCCGGTGGCCGGCACCACGCCAATACTCGTGACCGCTCCGGAACGGCTGATGCTGTAGAGCACCTCACCAGACAGAAGATAGATCAGGTCGTTCCACTCCACCGCCCCACCAAAGCCCGCAGTGGGCACGGTCGCAAACGCACCCACTCCCGGCGCGTGCCGCAGCAACACGGGCGCCTTGCCCTGATTCACCGCTTCCGGGTGTACGTTCAGCAGTCGGGTCCCGGACTGCTTATAGGTTGCCAAGGGTAATGGAATACGCATCCCCGCTCCCTCTCGGCAAGCCGCCCGTCACGGCTGGCGGGTTGAGTGACTGGCGCACGATGAACGTGTCGGCCAACGTGGCATTTGCAGAAAGTTCGGTAGTGATAGTCACACTAGAGCTGTTCGCCAGTTCAATCGCCAGCAGGTAATGCACGCAGGACAGCACCGCAGGCGGCATAACCACGTCCTCGCCCATCGTTGAGACCTGCACGTAGTTCGGTATCAGGAGATCCTCAGCGAGACGCACCATCAGCCCATTCAGCAAATCCAGCCCGGCCTCCCCCTGCTCCGCAGAGGGTTCTTCGACGAACGAGATCACGTTCGCCGCCCGGTAGGCTTTGGTCAGCAGTTCGATGACGGTCATAAAAAATGGGGGAGGTTTTACCCTCCCCCAACTCCCTAGCCAGTCACCCGCACTGCAAGTTCCGGCCGGATGCACTTGTAGCCGTGCAGGATGTCGAGACGACACGGAATTTTGTCATTCACGATGTCGTACTGACGAGCCACACGGATACTCAGCCCGTCCATGACTTCACGCGCACCCCAGGCCCCGTACTGACTGACGTCCTCAAGGTCAGCGGTCACAAACGTGAACGCATCCTTGTGGTACGCCAGACTCTGCGGGTAGGCGGTTGATGCAGAACCAACCACCGTCACTGCCGAGGCATTCGCCACCGTCGATGAGGCGTTCTTGTCGGCGGTGGCCGTCGCTACCAGCGGCGGGCTGATGGTCAGCACTGTCGCTGTCGCTGAGGTCACCACGAACTGCTTCAGGAACGAGTAAGCAACCTTGGTTTCCGGGTGTACCGCAAACACACCCGCAAAGGTCACCACCGTGCCGGCGGCGTAGGCTGTCGTCGACGTATTGATGGTGATGGTCGAGCCGGCCTGCGTCGCACCGTTCGAGGTGATACCGCCAACCACGCCCGCACTGTTGGTGTGGGTGTAGATGCGCTCGTTCTCGTACCAGTCAAAGCCAGCCGTCCGGCCCATCAGACCTTCCCGGTACTGCTCGCTGATCCTGCTTTGATCGTTGAACAGGCCCTTCAGCCCATCAACGGTCGCGGCCATCGCTGCCGAGTCGTACTGAATCATGCGCTGATCGTCTTTGGGTGCCAGGAACTGGTTGAGCTTGACGCGGGCATTGAGTGCCGTTGCCAACGTCGCCGGGGTCGTACCCGCCGAACCCACCAGGTTGTAGACCTCCTTGGTGACGGAAGTGAGCATGTCCGACTCAATCGTTGAGGCGAGCACGGCCACCGCCGGCTTCAGGATGCGGGTCGAGAAATCATCAAGGCTGAGGGTTAGCTCTGCCGTGGTGAAGTTCATGTCCACACCCTTCTGCGTTGCCATCTGCACCGTAACCGAGGTCTCCGTGGTGTCCTGCGCAGAAAGCGTGGCGCCGGTCCTCACGGTGTACTGGTTGGGCAGGCGGATCTTCAAGCTGTCGCCAATTTTGGCGCCAGACCGGGCATAGCTGTCGTCGTACTGACGATTGACCGTGCCAATGAATGACAGCTTCTCGTGCAGCAGGCGCGCTGCCTCACGAGTCACCATCGTGGGAGTCAGAAGTGAATTAGCCATTTATCGTCTCCGAATTTGCTTGTTACGCCAAGCCCGCCACTGGTCTGGTGACATGCGCTCGGGGTCCTCCCCAGCGCCTTCACCGTCACCGTCCACCGTTGAGGGTGGGGGCGGGGCATTACTAACGGGTTTGCCTTGTGGCTTGAGCAGCGACAACTCCACTTTCACCAACGCCGCGATCTTCTGCGTCATCGGTAGTGCAGCAATCTGTGCGGCCACGGCTGGGTTGCTGCCGAGATGAAACAGAAGCTCCGGACCGCGTTCCGCCGATTTGATGTACTCACCCATCGGCGCATCGACTGCGAGGTCTTGCCGTAAGGCAACCTTCTCCCAGTTCGGGTCCTTCTTCGCTTCCGCGAGGCGGCCCTGCCAGTTCTCATCGAGAACCTGCTGGTATTCCGCATCGTTACTCTCGACAGCGCGCTGTGCGACCGCTTCCGGCACCCTGGATTGCTGGACCACCACCTCTTTCGCCAACCGTTCAGACAGCCATTGGGTCTGGGCATCGGTGAAGCGTTCGACGTCGTGATCATAAGCAGCCAATGTGGGAGGGTCAGACAACGGAGCCGTTTGGGCCTTCTCCGCTCGCTCACGCCAGTAACGAGTTTCTTCCTCGGCTTTCCGTCGGGCCGACGTCAACTCGGAGATACGTTCCTGAAACCGACCCTTGCGGGGCTTGGCCTCATCGCCGGTATCTGTCGGCGGGGGAGTCTCCGGCGGAACCACGGCCGGGGCTATTGAGTTCTCTGGCGGGATTACCGCCGCTTCAGTCTCGTTCAAGGTCACGTCCTCACGAATGTTCCCCCGGTCCGGGGTGAGAACCGCTTAACGCCCGGCTGGCGAAGGTTTGGCTTCGGGAGGCTGACTCAGCGTACGCAGTTTCTCCTGCGCCTGAAGCTGCAGATTTAGCACTTCCGTCAAAATCTTGTCGTCCTCAACCGCCTTGCGCTGGTTGTCGAGGTCGAGTCCCTGATTTTCCAGTTGCAAGCGTTGCAGTTGCAGTTGCTCCACCGGATTCGGCTCCTGCGGCTGCATCTTGGCCTGCTCCTCCTCGTTCGGCTCGATGGCACCCGTACCCAGCAGGTACTTCCTGAGACGCGCTTCAAGCTCCGTGCTCTCAGGGATGTCGAGGCCCTTCAGGACGAGATCGGGAGCGATCTGGAACAGCACCGGCCATGCCTGACCGACCTGCAACAGACGCTCGGAGGCTTCCTGTCGGAGCGTGGTGTAGCTCGGGCCGATGGTCACCCGAACCTCAAACTTGGCCTTGCTCCGGTCCGTAACCGTAAACGACTCACCGCTCTGCTGATCGACCACCGTCTGGTTGATGGTCACGAATTCCTCCGTGCCGTCGTTACCCAGGATGCGAATTTGCCGTTCGGTGTCGTAAATGTCGGGGATCAGGTCCAGCAACACCTCGCCGGTCTGGCGGATGGCCTTTCCCAGGTTGTCCATGTACACGTAGGAACCAACATCGCCCTCCTCTTTCCGGGCGGTGATGGCCTTCCCCGAGACCTCGTTACCTCGGGAACCCAGCGAGGCATCAAAATAACCCGTGGTCGCCTTGATGTCGTCGGCGTCCTGTTGGGCTAGCGAGATCAGTTCGATGGGTACGGGCTTGCCCGGCTCCCTAGATGGCTTGCCAACGAGGGGATCGGGGTTGTACGGCAGCCACGTCCGCTTGACCTGATTGGCCTCGTCCCACAGCGGCTGGAAGCCCCTTACCTGAGCCGGAGTCAGCAGGTAATCGACCTTCGGACTCTGGAGTATTTCCTCGGCCAGCATCGAACGGGTGAAGTTGTACGATCGTTGAGGATCTTTGGCATTACGAACCACGCCCTTGCGCAGCTCCTTGCCCTTGATGTTGACCGACTTGCCTGACACGTGGATAACGGGAATCCACTGCCACTTGTACTCAATCGGTTCTTCGAGAACGTGCGCCCCGGACATCTTTACCCAGCGGATGCAATGTCCCTTGACCGGCCGGCGGCGCTTGACGGTGATGCCAGACGCCTCCAGTTCGTCCAGGATCAGCTTGACCTCCTCCTCCCGGATCACCCTGCCGTCAGACATCTCCAGCAGCGAGGTGGTCTTGGGGACCTTCTGGTACCACTCCACCACCCGCACGGCGTCATCCGTACACCAGTCCCCGGCCAAGTCCTCGAAGTCGGTCAGGGCCGCATTTGGGTACTGGCGTTCAAACTGGGCTTTGGGGATGCGGGAACTCACGAAACAGTACTGCGCATCGTTCTTCGTCGGGTGCGAGGCCCGCGGGTCCCACACCACCGCAAAGGGATTGGGAATGCTGCGGATGTACAGGTCCTGATCGAAACTGTCACTGTCGGCGTATTCGTTCACCACCCGCCAATTGCCCGAGCCAATCGCGGCGGCATACATGAACTGCTGGTCGTAGACCGATTCTGCGTCCGACAGGGCCTCAATGTTCCGGATCAACCCGGAGAACACGTCAACCATCTTCTTGCCAGTGTCTTTGACCGAGCGGAGTTTGATCTGCGGGCGACTCTGCCGCTGATCCCCCACCATCTGGTCAATCACGGGTTCAATCCGATTGTAGGTGAAGCACGGTCGGCCTTTGCGGGCGTTCAGGATTTCCGCCTGCCACTGCTCGCCGTCCTCAAAGGCAAAGCGCAGGTCCTCCTCCGCCTTGTTCCGATTGCTGGCGTCATCAGCCGCAGCCTTGTCGTACAGGGCGCGACCTTCGGAGACCAGCTTGTCCCGGCGTTCCTTCCTCAAAACCGGAACGCTCCACCAATCGCCCGCACCTTGAATTCTTCGGACTTCACGGCCACGCCACTGCCGGCCACCATCTGGTGACCGTAACGAACGGCGGAAATAACGTCATCGTCGAGCTTCACGAGATTGCCGTTGTCCCGGTGGTACTTGCGGAATTCGTCGAAAAACTCCGTGCAGGTGCTAAAGACCTTGAATCGGTCAGTCCGCATTCGTTCGTACATCTCAATCAGCCCCGGTTCGACGAAGTTCGAGCCGTCCGGGTTGTGGAAATTGACGGCATTCGTGATCCCCGACTGTTGGTAAATCTGCCGCACCGTCTCGCCCGAACCCTTCTCCCGATTGTCGGCGTCGTGGGGAAAGACCATCGGACTGTGTGCCCACTGGCTGTTAGCCACCGCCGCGTGCGCCGCCACAATCTCCCCCGACCGTCGATACACCCTCGTCAGGTAGATCACGTCCTGTTCCGGATCGTGCGCCAACCAGGCTATGGCCGTCGGATGGTTGATACCGATGTCAATCGCCCGGATGACCCGGTACCACGGCCGTTGTTCCACGTGAAACGGCTCGCACTTCAGGCGTTCCTCAGAGATCGGAAAGACCAACCCAGACCCGAAGAACGGCGTGCCCTTCGAGCGCATGTCCCGCTCGTGCTCGGGGATGCTTTTCAGAATCTTGGTCTGCACTTCGGGAGTGAGGTGTGGACACTGACTCCACGCAATCGGCCCAATCAGGGCCTGAAACTCACCCCTGGACTCCATGAACGTCCGGACGAGGTTGGTCATGCCCAGTTCGGGGGTCATGCTGTAGACGATCAATCCTCCCCTACCCTGATCCCCGGTCATCGTGCGAGTGACCAACTGCCCCACCACCTCGTCCGGCGGCTGCTCGTCAACCAGAATCTGGTCCACCGATGAACCGGCAAAGGGGAGGGTCGCCTGACCCGTCCCAGCCTGCGTGTAGGACCGTAAGCTGATGCGCGACTCACCTCCGGTGACGTGCTTGACCCAGATGTCAGAGGCCAGCCCCGGCGATTGTGAGCGGGCGATGCGGACCACCTCGTCGGGGTGTATCCAACCCCCAGAGATCCTTTCCCCATCCAGCAGGTCGCCAATCAGTTCCTTCTGGAGCACGTCCCGAACCTGTCTGGAATCGACACCCAATGCCCAGTGCGTTCCGGCACGCTGGAATCGCCTGCCCTGCCAGTCCTCTGGGTAGTTCCCCGTGGCGTGCAGGGCGAAGGCGTAGGCAGCGGAAAGCGTCTTGCCGGTGCGGTTGCCGGCCAGCACCATCACCTCCGAGTGGGTGGCTGTGGCCGCGAAAAACTGCTCCTGCCACGGATACCAGGGTTCGATGAACTCCCGCCGGTGGCTTGCCCGGTAGTTCAGCGCCTCAACCTTGAGGTCAATCCGGTCCTGCGCTCGCGCCAGATTCATCAACCGAACAACTCGTCAGGGTTCATGCCCAGTTGCTTGGCCTTGGCCCGCAGCTCGTCGGCCGAACGTACCGTGGTGTCCAGCGTCCCCGACATCTCGACCGAGGTCAGGTCGGGCATCGACTTACGCAACAGGATTTCAGCCGCCCGCAACTGGGTAGCGGTCAGTTCGGTCTTGCCGTCCAGGTGCTCCCCGAGCTTCCCGAGGATGGCCGTGACGGGGATGCCCTCCCGCGCCCTGAGTAACGCCAATTGCCTCCGGGTAATGTCACTCACCGGCCCGCTCCGTACAGGTTAACCACCTGCCAGCCGTATTCCTGGCTGTCTTGGGTACTCAACCCCTCATCAGCCATCGCCGTCAGCACTTTGGCCTCCGCCTCGTTGCAGTCGTTAATGATCCGATTCTGGTCGGCAGTCACTAGGATTTGAGTAGTAGCGGCTGGGGTGACCGAGGTCCAGTCCACCAGTACCGTACCGGTAGACCGGCAGTCGAGCCGGTACTTGAGCGTGGTGGGAGCCACCACGGAGCCGTCAGAGCCTACCCGACGCACGTTGACGGTGCGTGCTGAGTCCTCGTTGACGACGGAAAGATAGCCTTGATGAAGTCGCATGCTGCCCGCGATGAAAACACACGTTGGCAGCTATATAGACGATCTCGCCCTATCAAAGGTGGACAAATTGGACAGGCGGGACTCTGGCAACACATCCAGTCTGCCGGCGAGGTAGCCGTGGGCTTGTTCGAGCCATTGGTACATGCGTGACTTGGACATACCCAGGGCGTCTGCCTTCTCGTCCCTTGTGGCGCTGGAGCGGTAGATCACTTCAACGACGGCTCTGGGTATCTCGTCCATCGTCAACCAGGCGCGGTGGAAATCAGCAATTTCCTTGGGCATGGTTTTGATGGGGATGTGCTGGGTGGTTTGTTTGATGGCAGCCCCCACGGCGCCTTCCTCCTTGATGCGGCTCATCAGCGAGGATTTCGGCCAGCCGTCTTCATGACGTTGGCGCCAGCGGCCCCACTCCTTGCCGCGTTGATTGACCCAAGCGATCAATTCAGCCTCCAGAGGTCGTCATCGTCTACGGAATGAACTCGGCGGAGGTCGTTGGGGTCGAGGGCCAGCACTTGGATCGGCTCTTCGACGTCGGTCATCCACAAGAACAGCCGGTACTCGATTGCTTGTTCCATCACGAACCCCAGTGCTTGACTGTCAGGTACCCGGTCCGACCCTCAGCCCGGAGGGTGTGCAGCCTTTTCAACTCGGACCGATAATGGCTGGCGATAAAGGCTTTGTCCACCTTGGAGAGCTTCAGGCTGAAGTGGGCCTTGGTGCTCAGAGCTCTAACCTTCTCGGGTCCCATCTTGGCCTCGGCCCACGTCACAAACGAGATCGGGTCTGATCCTAATCGCTGATGACAGGTGAAGCAGTGCGCGAAGGCGTTCTCCGGTGACCAGCGGGTTGATTTGTGCCGTCTGGAATACAGGTGGGAGCAGTGCAGGTTCTGGGCACCGTGCTGGAAGGTCTTGTGGCAACACTCACAGGTCCAAGCTGACCGTTCTCGAATGCAGAGGGAGAAGGCCACGTCAGCCGGTTCCCGGCGAATGCTGAAGCCCACCTACACGTCCCCGTAGCGTTGTTCAGCGAGGTATCCCTGGTATCGGGCTTCCAGCCGCATCCACAACTCAGCCGCCCAATCTTCGGTTGATAGCTGAGAACGCGAGGTCACACCGCATTCTACCCGAACCTTCTCAGCACACTCGTGGGTATTGGCGGCCCCCATGAACTCCCAGAACGTGGCCTCTGCACACCGAATCCCCGCCTGTTGCGTCTCGCTCAACTCGTCCCACTTCTTGCGTGGTGCCGGTGGCGCGGGAGTGCCCGGAGGCGTGGGAGACACCTCGCGGGGCACGTCTACCGCACCACCGACATTTTCATGCTGAGGCAAGTTTAGCAGGGCTACCGCCACGTCCGTGTTGACCTTGTGAAATTCCGTGTTGTCGTCCATCGGAGACACGTCAATGGTGTAGCGGACGGTGCCGTCCACCAGCGAGGTAAATTTGGCAATGGTTCCCTTCAGGGCCAACACGCTCACGCCTCAACCTCCGGTCCCGCCACCAATCGCCACCAGCCATCTTGATCGTACTGATACGCGCCCCACCGATCACCGGGCTTGGGGTGTGGCGGCATCATTGCGTGCGGCCCTTCGTAGTGACACCGGTCGCCGACCTGACAGGGGCAGAACGGATCGCCGTATTTGCAGGGGGTCACGGCTTCCACCTAAGCAATGCGCCATTCACGTCACTGAGCTTCAGCCTGTACTTGCGATTCCGCACCTTCAACGGCTGATCCGGCGTCCAACCGTTTTTCAGGTGCTGGTAGATGGTTGAGCTGGAGACGTTGAAGCGTTGGGCCAGCTCGATGATTTGGGCTGACCTCATTTCGTCCACCGCAAGATGCACAGAAACTCTCCCGGCTTGGCGCTGGACGTGCAGAACGGCTGAATCTCGTAGGGCTTTTCTACGCAGTCCATTTTGTTCACTGAGCCATCCGCTGTGTACCCATAGGTGCAGTCATTGCGGGTCATAAACTTCGCGCCGGACTGGTACTTTTGCTCGGCTTCCAATAGACGCTCTGTCAGCTTTATTTGCCCGCCCAACAGAATGTAGATAACGACAATCAAGACGGCACATAAGCCACCAAGACCATAGAATGCCACCGAAGTCTTGTCTATTGCCCTCACAACCACCCCCAAATCCACCCCAAGCCAGCCACCAACACCAGCATGAAGGCACATCCAACGATAAAGCCATTCTGGAAATGCCGGTATCCGTGCCGCTGCCACGCTGAGTTTTCGACGTACTCGTTCACAACCACCTCCAGAACGCCCACGTGCAGATGATAAACGCCACCGTCAGCCCGAAGGCGTTGACGATGCCGATGAATAGGCGGTGTTGCTCGTCGTTCATTCGTCAAACTCCCCTCTGGCTATCGCAATAGTGAAATAAACTAACCCAGCGAATGCCCAGCAACTGATGCCAAACAGGACCATCTCCCCTTCGTTCAAGAAGAACCACGCGCCATATCCAGTCACCGCAAGCAGCCCCACGAAAATCCACACGGCCACGAATCGACCCACGTTCATCGCTTACTCCCCTTGCAATTGCTACCACCAGGCCACTTGTCCGTGCGACTCACCACGCCAGACACGCCCCCAAACACCTCACGCATACTCGATATCCATTGGTGCATCTTCGGGTGCATCTTCTGCTGGTTTATTGCGGCTTGGTCGCGTTTCTGCTTTTCGAGTCTGTCCAGCAATTCCATGCGCGGCCTTCCTCATCCACTCGTAGCCCTGACTGCTGATGGTCTGCCATTCCTCATTAGACACGTCAGCGTCTCCGTAGAGCTTCCGCAATCTCTCTCCCATCTTGCGTTTCATCGCGACCATGGCTTCTAGCTGGTCGTTGGGAATGCGGTAGTTGTGAAGGACTTCCAGTAACAAACGGTTGGCTGAGGCTTGCCACTTACAGGGCTGAGGGTAGACCTCATCGGGCTTAACGTCGTTGGCCTTGCTTGGTGGTTGCTTGTACTGGATCGTCTCGTACTCGTCGGTCCACCGCTCCTGGTTTAGGAAGGTCGTGGGATCGAGGACAAAGCCGTCCTTCCAGCGTTTATCCTCCTTCACCCGTTTCTTCAGGTGGGCTACGATAGTTGGAGCATAGTCGTCGAGCTTCTTCAGTTCCCACTTCTTCAGCGCGGCGGCTTTGCCGACCTTTTTTGGGTAGGCTTGCCAGAAGGACTCGAAGGCGGAGCTGCTCATGCTGCTTTCCTTGCCTTCTTCAGAGTCAGATAACGCCCATAGGCTTCGCTCTTTGGCTGCGTGAGACCAAGACCCTTGCACCACCAATCGTTACGCAACAGAACTTTGCAGAGTCTGCGCCATGACGGCGCCCAATATTTCTTCTCCAAGGATCGCGGCGCTTCATCAGGAATCCCACCGGCATACCCTCTGCTCTGCCAGCCTTTCATCCAACTGCGGAATCGAGCGACGTAATGCTCTCGCGTGACTTCAGGCATCGTCGCTAACAGCAGGTTGGCGTAGCTTTTCCAAGTATGCCCCGGTGGCTTCGTGATCTTGTTATAGCCGGTAATGTTCCCGGTTTCCTCAATGTACAAAGCCCCGCTATTGGCCCCGTTCACCCTGGCAACTACCTTGCTCCACGTTTCAGGTTCAATGATGTGATAGAGCCAGAGACCGCGCTTCTGATCGTCACCGTAGGGCTGGCACAGCCTCATCTGCGAAGGACTAAGCCCCGCTAGATGCATC